TAGCCGTGCCGGTTCGAGTCCGGCCAGCGGCATCGAACTTAATCTCTGAATTCCTTGTAAATCCAGTGTTTGCAAGGGGTTTGGAGATTTTTTATTATGTTTATGGGGCACAAATGGGGCAAACTATAAAATTTTTAACTCCCTTAGCTGTTCGTTTCGCTTACTTTCTAATTTCTTTGTGACGTGGAGATAAATTTCTTGTGTAACTCTGCTGTCATTATGTCCAAGTCTTTTTGAGATACTGTCAATGTCAATTCCTTGCTCCATCAGTAAACTGGCATGTGTATGCCGAAGAGTGTGCGGTGTGATTCTCCGCCCAATGATTCGTTCAGATGTTTCACGTAAATATTTAGAGTAGCAATCGAAGTTGATGTGTTCTTTCGTTGTTCCAGGGAAGAAAGCTGTGCTGAATGCCACTACAGTGCCTTTGTGGTAGCATAGGAGCACGTTTCTACAGACAGTGAGTAACTCGTCTTGAATATATACATCTCGCACAGAACACGGTGTCTTCGGGCTTGTAACGATGTCAGCTACATTGTCATACGTTTTCGTTACATGAATTTTCCTATTCTTCAAATCAACATCAGAAGTGTTCAGAGCTGCAGCCTCGCCAAATCGAAGACCAGACAAGGCAAGAAATTCAGTAAGCAGCTTCCATTCTACAACGGTCATTCCAGCAATCAACTCCTTTAACTCCAATGATTCTACGAATTTGTTCTCTATTTTCTGCCGATGAGGTATATCACTGAAACGCTCTATCTTTCCAAGATAAGATATGTCTGCAATATAATCATTCTTGTATCCCCAACGTAACAACGCTTTTAATCTGATCATCCATTCATTTAGAGTGCTGTGTTCTCTACCAGTGTCGAGAAAACGTTCTCTGATGTATCCGGCTGTCAGCTTGTCAACATAGATATCTTCGCCAAGAATGCTCATAAGCGTGTTACACACGGCAATGTTCCGTCTGTAAGTAGATTGTTTAAGTGTCTTGACTTGTTCTTTTCTGTACAGCTCGACAAGGTCTTTTAAACGGATCCTGTCCGCTTGCGGTGCGAGAGCACTCTCAATCTTACCTGACAGAGTAAGTGCTGCCATTTTACGGTTCCTCGCCGTGTTTTTATCCATAACAACAGCTACTCGTTTTGACTTCCCGGTCATTGGATCGGTGTAGCGTTCCACAAATTTGTACTTGCCATTCTTTAATTCTTCAACCCACATAATCATCTTCCTTTCTATATTTGAGTACAAAAATAACAGCCCCACAACAGAACAACAGTTCTGCTTGTATGACTGCTCCGAAGATGATACAATATTCATTGGATTTTGGAGTATCTCTTCGGAGTTACTAAAAGAAGCACATTGGCGTGTGTTTCTTCCAGTTGACCGTTCCTGTTGGCGCAGGAGCGGTTTTTATTTTACAGGTTTTAATTGATTGTTTTCTTGATTAGTTGTTTTTAGGTTTTTTCACAAGTGATACGATTGCTAAAATTGTGCAAATTAAGCACCATCCAGCCCATACGCTTAAATCTGAATAGCTTCCACCCATAGTGAAACCGCAAAGTGCTCCGAGTCCAAACAGAACGATAAGGGCGATATTCCCGCCTTTGCCGCCATTACGTGTAGCGATAGATACGATACCGCCGACAAGAAGCATGATCGCTACGATTATTCCAGCAGATCCTCCTACTTCTCCGTTATCCTGTAATGTGTTTCCAATTCCTACAGCACAAGATTGAAAACCAACAATTACAAATAAAACAATTGATATAATTCCTGATACTAATTTCCATGTTTTCATAAGTGCTCCTCTTTCCTTAAAACCTGTTGTAATTTATATAATCGCACTAAGCGGTTATACCGATTTTGAATGTTTTAGAACAAATGTTTGTTAACATCCGTTCCTGACTGAATTATAATAATTTTAGAAAGAACGCCGCCAGATATTGCGAGGGTGTAATCACCAGCAGGTTTAACCTGTGGCAGTCGCACTGGGGGTTTTTCTATTTACTACAAACTTATTTGTTCCACATCTAGGACATATCATCTGTTCTTCTCCATCCTTTCTATTTTCAGCCTTTGTTCCTAAGCGCACCACACGCTTATATATAATCTCTTGCGAGGTTATATCAAAACTTAGCTCTTAGTTCTACCACACGTCCAATGATCCGAACTGGTTTCTTCTCGATATCTTCTGCGGAAAAGAACATCGGTTCATAACTCGGATTGGTTGAAATGAGTTCGATTCCATCTCTATACTTTCTCAATCTCTTACAAGTCGCATCTGTTCCATTTACAGTAGCTATTACGATATCTCCTGACTCAGCATCATCTTGTTGGCGAACAATAACTACATCTCCATCAGAAAACTTCGGTTCCATACTATCTCCGTGAATCTGCAATCCGAAGAATTCTCCAGTGCTTGCAAGCTCTGCACTTATCTCCTCGATATCAATTACGTTCTCAACAGCCTCGATCGGGATGCCTGCTGCCACTCTGCCGAGGACTTTGATGGGAACAGCACCAGTTCTTTTCTCACAATCGCTCTTATCATTAATCAAGTCCGACCTCTGACAATGGAATATCTTGCACATTGCATCGATTTTATCCATTCTTGGAGTTTTAATACCATTACACCAATTATATACAGAAGTAGTCCCAACACCTAAGCGTTTTGAAAGTTCAAGTTGAGTGATTTCATATTTCTCTAAAAAATATCTTAGCCTTTCGGCAAAAACTTCATTGAATTCACGTTCTGACATTGTTTACTCCTTTCCTCTCCCCAATTAAAGTATAATCTAAAAGTGATAAGATATCAACGAAAAAAGTGAAAATATTTCACTAAAAGTGTTGACACACACTTAAAGTGATGGTACTATAATGGAGTAACAAGGAAACAGATATTTGAAAGAAGGTGAAAAGCGTTGGAATTTCCAAAAATCAGCTTAGCAGCTGCCAGAGTTAATGCGGAAATGACACAGGAAGAAGTCGCAGAAATCATGCACGTTTCCAAAAATACCATTATTAACTGGGAAAAAGGAAGAGTTGAAGTGTCGTTTGCAATACTGAATACTCTTGCATCAATCTACAATTACCCTATTGACTTTATTTCTTTACCTAAAAAATCCACTTAAAGTGATAGATAAGGTGCAACACAATGACAGACAAACTTAATTACGGAAGAGTAAACGGAGATTCTGAGTTGATTAATTGTGAAAAAGCAATATAGAGGGAGGTAGAAAAGTGCGAAGAGGAATTGATGTAAGACATGCAACCAGAAGAGAAATCCTCCGCAAGCAGATGGAGCTGCTCGCAGAGGAGTCATTGAAGCCGAACAAGCTCTCAGAAAATTGCAGAGAAATAGTTCGGATCAATAAGGAATTAAACGAGCCATTCAGAATCTTGTTCCTGGCGATTATGCTTACGAATTCTTTCGTATGTATCCTTGTACTGGTCAAGAAGCTGTTCTGGTGTTAATCCAGACAGATCTTGATTTTTCAGGTAGAGCATAGCCAGTTCATGAGCAATAGTTCTTTTGTCAGCCATATAATATCGTCTCCTTAATTTATATTTGGCATGGCAGTGCCTGTTTAGAGTATAGGAGATAAGGAGTGAAAAAGCAATGGAAGTTCAGATGACACTTATCATTAAAAGAGAACAAAAAGAAAGGAGAAAAGGAAATGAGAATTTCGGAATATAATGCGCCGATAGCTGAGAATATCGAACAAATCATAAATGAAAAAGGATTAAAGAAAGCATTTGTTGCTCAAAAGGCTGGTTGTACAGCACAGATGCTTAGCGACATGATTTCTGGAAGAAAGATTATCAAAGCATGCGATATCGTTCGGATTGCAGGAGCGTTGGGAGTAGATCCTAATTATTTATTTGGAATTGAGAAAGGAGAGTGAGAGATGTGAAAAAGTTCGATGCATTAAAGATGGTCACAGACGAACAGAAGTTTTCAGAACTGGTATTTGACATGGTTTCGGAATGCAAAACAACCGAAAGGCTTACGGAGCTTCTGAGGGAAGAAATGCCAGAAAAAGAGCTACAGACATTGAAGTCCATAGCTCAATCGGGTTATCCGTTATCTTTTGATCGTAAACAGTAGTAGCAACCATTTCCGCCATGTGGTGAAAAGAAAGCAGCACGGAACTTGGCATCTTCATAAGATACACAGTTCGATACATGGTCTGGATTCATTTCATCGATTTGACAGAGAGATGTTTCGTTATCCAGATCGTGGATTTCTCCAGTTGCTTTGTTTAATACATAGCGGTTTCCATTAAATGGAGGGTTGTAGCGTCTCATATTGTCACCTGCCTTTCATTAGAATTTTGAAGCTTCTATAAAAAGGCTACTACTAATATTATGATGTGTCAATACAAAAATACTAGATAGAGTGCAAAACAAATGTTTGTTATACAAAATGTTGCGAAAATATTTTCGCATTTTATGAAAAAATCTTTTGATAACATAAAAATATTTTCAATTTTAGAGTAGACAAATCATTAGATTACCTATTTGAGACAGATGAGAAAGTGAGGTGAGAAGAGATGAAGAAAAAAAGACTATCAAAAGAAGATGATAGCCTGATAGGTAAAGTAGTAGAAATCGAAAAGAAATACATTAATGAAAAGGATGGCCTAGTGGAAGTTTCTTTTCAAGTACCTTGCCACGATTGGAAAAGACTAAGAAATTCAATTCAGTGGAATCTGATAGAAAAGCGTTTGGAGGAAATTCAAAGCAAATATAACCGGAAGAACCACCAAGTGAAGAGAGATTAATTGGCATGGAAAGTGACATCTGTTCTCTATGAGAGACAACAACGCCTTTCACCTTTTTAGTTTCCTCGTAAGCAACAATTGGAGGTTGAACACAAGGATATAGAATATCGTCTATTTTAACACAAACATCCGTAATGGAGATTGGAAGTCTGGACATATTTTCAAATGAGGCATAGATAATTAACATTTTTGTATCGCCAAATATATGTCCGCATATTTTCATATGGATCCGTTTTCGATTAATAAGTAACGTATGCATCAATGTAAAAAAAGTACCTATACTTCCAAAAATTGATAAGACAAAAGTAATGTTTTCTTTTGTAAGAAGTGAGGAAATAAATTGAATTATGTTCATTTAGGTTGTTTTTCCTTTCGTATTGATAGGGCAGGAGCCTGTAAGAAAAGTATAGGAGAAGAAATAGAAAATAGCAAGTGAGGTGAAAAACAATGATAAACAAACTTAATTATGGAAAAGTAAACGGAGATTCTGAAGAGCTGCACGCATTGAAAGGCTTTAAGGTCTTAGCTGTTGGCAACGGAACAATCGGAGAAGAGTGTGCGTTGAGTATCATGCTGATGAACGAGAACAACGTTGCTGTTGATTTAAGTATCACAGAAGACGGAGCGTACCTCAGCGATTTCTACGCACTGACAGAGGACATGATTCCACGCACTTATGATGACTAGAGAGGTGAGAAGAGATGCTGACAAGAGCACAAGCTGTTGCAGAGCTAGAACGCATCTATGAAATTCTTCCGCAGATTGCATCTGCACTGGCAGATGAAAGAAAGCCAGTTGCTCAGTACGCAAAGACATCGTACTTCAAGGATGTGTATGGCCAGTCAATGGGAACTGTTAAGAATCGGAAATATGGCATCATGAATCAGATCAAGCTCGGAAGATATCCGAAAGATGCGATCACGGACAGATTGATTGACAAGGCGGTTTATGCAGATTACAACCGATTCTTTAGGGCATTGGAAGGTGCTACAAGAAAGTATGTTCCTGAGTATGATCCAATCGAATCGATGATATTGGTGCGGAAGATGGAAGGTGAGACAGATGCGGAACTGTAAGGAATGCAGAAGAAAGAACCACTGCATGGAGATGAGTAGATTCATTCCATGTACATCTTATGTGAAGGGAGGGAGACAAGGTGAATCAGATCGACATGATCGACATCCAAAGAAGAGCAATCCAGATAGTTGATATCAAGAGACAGCCAAGAAGAATTAAGAACAATTATAGAGAAGAAACAATGTCTGCTGTTATGACAGTAGTTGCGATGGGATTGGTAGTTGTCTTAGGAATCGCAACATGGGTTATCTTCGGATATTAAAAAAGAGTGCCATAGCAAAGGCGGCAACCTTCAGGCACTCGGCTATAAAACCAACTTAATAATAACATTTCAGAGAGGAGAAAGCAATGGGAGAAAAAACATTAGAGGTAAGTATAGATAAATTTGTAGAGCTGTGCAAGATAGACGCACGCATGGAAACACTTAAAGCTTACATTGAGAAAGCTGAGAAGAAGGGTGGATTCGTTGAACTTGATACAGTGAAACTCATCATTGGGGTGAAGGAACATGAAAGTTTATAGAGGCATCGGACCGGAAGAAGGAACAATCGTAACAGAAGAGGAAGCATTTGATTATGCATTAGAGCGTTGCCTAAAAGGAACAGAAGAAGACCAGGAAGAGTTTAGAAAAGAACTTGTCGAGTGGTTCTTCTCCGGCAACTGGATAGATGAAGAAAGGAGCGGATTGTAATGCCACTTGCAAGCTACGAAGAACTTAGAAAAGTAGATATCAAGAAGTACTGCAAGAAAAGAGACGGACTTGATTATCTCAACTGGGCAACATGTATCAACCTTTTGAGAATGCATGGAGCAGACAAGGTTTACTGGGAACCAGTACCGGATCCAGTAACCGGTAGCAGTCTTAGAAAGACAGATGTAGAGTTCTCTGATAAGAACGGAAATAAAAACAGATGTTACGAGACACTGATTAAGGTTGTTATTGATGAGAACACGTACTTCATGCAGACACCTGTAATGAATGGAAGCAATCCGGTAAAGGATAATTCAATGACACAGCAGAGAGTATGGAACAGCATGTGCAGAGCATTTGTAAAGTGTGTTGCTATCCATACTGGACTAGGATTTGATCTGTGGCTGAAAGAAGAGAACCACAACGAACCATTCATTCCGGAAACACTAAAGAAACGTGCATCCGCTGCAAAAATCAAAACAATCAAGCAGATATGTACAAGTCACGGTGTCGATGGAGACGCTTGGGTTGCTGGAAACGGAAAGACTTGGGAAGAACTAACAGAAGAAGAAGCGGCCATGATGCTCAATGCATTGAAACAGAAGTATGGTGATGAGTAATGCGTTTCACTGGAAAACTCAAAGAACCAATTATCGACTTTGTAACGCATCGTCTGACCATTCTATTTGAGCCAAATGAGGACTTTCTCGAAGCCTATGAGGAATTGAAAGGCAAAGAGGTTTTGAGCCTTGAAATTAAGCCATACAGGAAGAAGAGAAGCCTTGATGCTAATGCTTACTACTGGGTACTACTCACCAAGCTTGCAAAGGTAATGAACACATCGAATGCAGAGATGCATAACTTGATGCTGATTCACTACGGAGAGCCGGAGATCATTGAAGGAAAGCCGGTATACATGACAGTACCAGATACGGAAGATGCGGAAAAGAAAGTGATGCAAGCAACAGAATATCATCTGATGCCAACATCACAAGTAAGGCAAGGCTTGGACGGTATCATGTACAGAACGTACAAGTTGTTGAGAGGTTCAAGTACCTACGATCCATCAGAGATGGCAAGGCTCATTGATGGACTTATTACAAGTTGCAAAGAAGCAGGACTTGCAGCATCAGAGATTGCGACACCAGATGAGAAGAGATTACTGAAAGAAAGATATGGTGTGGACATTGGCTAAACGATTGAAAAGTGTGTTCACTGATGATATGGACCACTGCTTCTTCACTGGATATCCTTATCCACACATACACCATATCTTTTGTGGCAGCAGAAGAAAGATATCTGAGAGATACGGATTTGTGATTCCCCTTGCACCGTATCTCCATGAATTTCAAAAGGGGAGCGTACATGACAATCCGAATCATGGACTGGACTTGGAGCTTAAGCAGATGGCTCAACGATATTTCGAAGAGCATATAGGCAGCAGAGAAGAGTTCAGAGAGGTGTTCGGAAAGTCTTGGTTATAACAGGTATTAACCTTGCGGGTAAGGTTGATATATGAACTCCTAATGGCTGACTGAACAGCATGTCACAATCCTTTTCAAAAGCCATGATGATTCATCTCCTCGGCTTGTCCGGGGAGAGAAAGGAGAACAATGCAGACTTACGATATTGACATATTAGATTACATCAGAACCGGACATGACAGAGCAATCACGAGAGCTGAATTGTCTGATCTGACCGGAATAGACGATAGAACAATTAGAGACATGATCCATTATGCAAGACGAGATATACCGATTCTCAACATGCAAGATGGAAGAGGGTACTTCATTCCAGACATGAATATCTTAGAAGAAAGAATGATGCTGATGAAGTATATCAGACAAGAAGAAAGCCGGCTGAAGAGTATCGGCTGGGCACTAAAAACAGCAAGGCGAACAGCCAAGAATTGCAACATGGAGGTAGACACAGATAAATTCAAACCGAAAAGGGAAAGAGGGAGAAAGAGAGTTAGCAAATCTGCTTAAAGACAGATACGGATATGATTGCCGGAGAGGGCAACAGTTCTGTGGATCCAATGGAGATGCAGATGTAGTCGGTCTTCCTGGCATCCATATTGAGTGCAAGAGGGTAGAGAAGCTTAACATCTATGAAGCTGTGGAACAGTCCATAAACGATGCGAGAGAGGGTGAAATACCTACTGTGATGCATAGGAAGAATCATAAGCCGTGGTTAGTTACCTTGCCGTTTGAAAACTTTATAGAAATGTACAGGAAGTGTGGAACGAAATGCAAGGATGGGTAAAGATTCACAGAGATCTGCTGGACAATGAGCTGTGGAGTGACAAGCCTTTTACGAAAGGCCAGGCATGGGTTGACCTACTGCTACTAGCCAATCACAAAGATAAAAACGTGCTGATAGGCAGTCATACAGAAATGGTTGAAAGAGGTTCATTTATCACTTCTGAACTCAAATTAATGGAGCGTTGGGGGTGGGGAAGAAAGAAGGTCAAACTCTTTTTAAACTTCTTAGAAAGTCAAAAGATGATAGAACGAAATGCGAACAACAAAAGAACAGCTATAACCATTGTAAACTATGGGTTTTATCAAGATTGCGACTTAGAAAAGGAACAGCAAAAGAACATCAAAGGGACAGCAAAGGAACAGCGAAGGGACAGCACAGGGACAGCAAAGGAACACAAACAAGAAAGAAAGAAGGAAAGAATGAAAGAATATATAGATACTGACGTATCTATAAAGCAGCATAGCATTCAATCCATCATCGATGCATGGAATCAGCTAGAGCCTTACGGAATCAAAATGATTTACCGCATCAATCCGGGTTCTAAGAGATGTACTTCACTGATTGCCTTACTTGAGCAATTCGGAGAAGAAAAAGTGATACAAGCTGTTGATAAGGTCAAACAGAGTGACTTCCTTCAGGGAAAGACAGATGCGAGATTCTCACTGAACTTCGATTGGTTCATCAATCCGAATAATTTTGTGAAGGTGCTTGAAGGAAAGTATGATGAACGGCACGATAAGAAACCAGCAACGAAGAACAATAACAACTTTGAGAGAAGACATTACGACATGGATGATCTGGAAAGTAAGTTGCTAGGAAGGTGATTAAGAATGGCAGAAGAGATAAAAAGCAGCTGGGCGGTATGCTCAGTCTGCGGAAAAGAATTTGAGATAGTCGGCAATCGCAAGAAATATTGCAGTAAGGCTTGCTGTGCAGAAGCCAGTAGAAAAAAGTCTTGCGAGAGAGGTAAAGCAAGATACAAGGCATTGACTGCCGAGCAGAAGAAAGAGCAATGGGAGAAGAGAAAGAAAGCCATGCCGAAAAAGAAAAAGGCTGTAAGAGAGCCAAAGTACCAAAATGAGATAGCAAGGATTGCAGCAGAAGCGAGAAAGCTTGGAATGAGTTACGGAGAGTACGTTGCAACTGGTGGAAGGAGAAACAATGGGTAAGACACTTGATGTAGAAGAATTTCTTTCGTGGCTGAATGAAGCCGAGGAAGAACTAAAGGGAGAAAGAGCGGATGAGCTGAACCCTGATCGCAAGGATGAAGGAATCCTACTGGCAACCGAGAATGTCAGAAAGTATGTCGAGAGCATGTGCAAGATTGACGATGCCGATGAGGATTGTAGATGGATTCCAGTAACGGAAAGACTCCCGGAAGATGAAAGTGATGTCCTTACAACAATCGCATCCAAGAGCGGTAACGGATACAGAGAATACAGCGTTGGGTGTTACATCAAGGTATTTGATGAGGATGAGGAAAAGCACTGGCTTGATAGACAGTATGGATACCTTGAGTGGGACAGATATTCAAACGGACATGGCGGTTGTTCACTGTACAAGGTGACAGCATGGATGCCACTTCCGAAACTGTACAAGGGATAAAGACCATGAATAGACAAGAGAAAGAGGATCAGGCGCAGATTGAGTACCTGAGACGATGGAAAGAGAAGAAACAGAAGAGAAAGAATCTGTTAGAAAAACTGAGAAAGAGAGGCACGAAATGAAATACAAAGTTGGAGACAAGGTAAGAGTCAGAAAAGATTTGAAAGTTAGCAAAGAATATGACGGAATGATATTTAATGACGTTATGTCACAGCATTGCGGAGAAACTGTAACCATTAATGAGGTTTTCTCGCGTGGTTACTATCGCATTGTTGAATATGGATGTTGTTGGACAGATGGAATGCTTGAAGGATTGGCAGATGAAGAACTGACAGCAGAAGAAGCAACTAAGATTTTAAGTGAAATTTGTTGTGAAAACGAATTATGTGGTGGATGTCCTATTAGTGAAGCAAAAGGAAAAATGACGTGTCAAAGCTTCCGAAGAGATAAAACAGAAGAAGTGCTTGAAATCCTCAAGCGGTGGAAGAAAGATCATGAGAAGAAAGAAGTTGAGGTGGAAAGCAAGTTATATTGTCGAATTATTGATGGCGGTGATGGCTTAACCGTTCGCTCAGAAGCGCTTCAGGATGGAATCAACCTGAACGATGAAATAAAAGAGATACTTGCAAAGTACTGCTCGGAGCATGTGGGTGATTACTTTGCGTTATGTGAGAAAAGATGGATGGTGAAGCAATGATGAACACAGGAGAAAAGATAGATTACATGATTCAGTGTTTGAAAGTCGCAAAAGCTGAGTATGAGTACACGGCTGATTACATTGCAAATGAACCGACTGAAGGACAAGAGTTGTGGGAGTTCCTTGATACACACAGAAGTCCAAACAAAGCATTAATTAAGGACAACTTGAAGAATGTGGCAAGAATGGGATTCCAGCTTGCGAATGAGGTGAAATGATGAAAGATTTAATCGTAGATTGCTTTGCTGGTGGAGGGGGTGCATCAGTTGGAATCGAGATGGCACTCGGCAGACCGGTAGACATAGCAATCAACCATGATCCAGACGCTATATTGATGCATAAGACCAACCACCCGAACACACTTCATCTGACCGAGGATATTTTTAAGGTTAACTTGAAGAAGTATGTAAAAGGACGGCATGTGGCTCTTATGTGGGCGAGTCCAGATTGTACAAGCCATTCCAAAGCAAAGGGCGGTAAGCCAAGAGAAAAAGGACTTCGGATTCTTCCGTGGGCGGTATACAAACACGCAAAGGAGATTCTTCCAGATGTGGTGCTGATGGAAAATGTGGAAGAAATACAACAGTGGGGTCCGTTGGACGAAAAAGGTTATCCGATACCGGAGAAAAAAGGTGAGGATTATAAAAAATTCATTACAGCAATGAAGAGCCTCGGGTACCGTTTCGGTAGTAGAGAATTGATAGCTGCGGACTACGGAGCACCAACCACAAGAAAGAGATGGTATGCAGTATTCCGTAGAGATGGACGGGAAATCAGATGGCCAGAGCAAACTCACAGTGCTGACGGCATTGGCTTTAAGAAGTGGAAACCTTGTGGAGATTACATTGACTGGTCAGATCTTGGCAGTTCGATATTTGACCGCAAGAAGCCACTTGCAGAAGCTACACAGAAGAGAATTGCAAACGGCATCAAGAAATACGTTATCGATGCTGAGTCTCCTTATATCGTGAGAAACGGAGAAGCATTGGCATACATCATCCAGTATCACGGAGAGACGAGAGCCGGTGATTCAAGAGGACAGCTTTTGACAGAACCGATCAAGACGATTGATACATCGAATAGATATGGACTTGTGACAGCATTTATCACGAAGTATTACAAGACGGGGATTGGACAGGGCTGTGATGAACCATTACATACAATTACGACATCTCCGGGGCATTTCGGATTGGTATCAACATTTCTGATTAAGTATTACGGCGGTGGGTGCGGACAGACACTGGATAGACCGCTTGATACGATCACAACGAAAGACCGTTTTGGACTGGTGAATGTAATCCTGGATATCAAGGGCGAGAAATACATCATATCTGATATCTTTTTGAGGATGCTGAAACCGGAAGAATTAAAGCTGATGCAAGGATTCCCAAAGGATTACATTATCGAAAGGGATTACAACTGGAAGAAATATCCGATTGCAAAGCAAGTCGCAAGAATCGGGAACAGTGTTGTGCCAATCATGGCAGAAAAGCTTGTAGAAGCAAACTGTCCGTATCTGAAAGTCGGTGAGAGAATGCCGAACATGAACATTGATGATACAGAAGAACAATTAAGGTTTGCTTAAATAACAGCACCTTGACAATTGAATATTGATGGTTGGAATGGTATAATTTCCGTATAAATTAAATGTACGGGAGGAAATGCCAATGAAAGTAATTATTAGCCAGATGGTCGTGTTTAATGGGAGTGACAATTTTCCTTATAATTGGAGTAAGACCTATGAATCCAATGTAATTCCACACGTCGGTGATACTATCGAGGACCCGATTTGGAAAGATCCAGGAGATTATGAGGTAACCGGAGTTACCATTAACTATGATGCGGATGAATGCTATGTAGGTGTAACTGACTACACGCCTGTAATCCCGATTGAGCGGAAAGAAGAATTCGGGAAGATGGCAGAATTACACGGATGGAAAGCAAACTGGATGAGATAAGGAGAGAGTCATGGATTATATTAATAAACTTTTTGGACAGTATCCATTTATTTATTATATCAACGGGAAATACTATGCGTTTGGAACCAATGTGTGTACAGAATGCAACGGAAAAAGCTTATTATTGGAATCAAAATATAAAGCGTTTGAGGAAAGCATAAAAAACGATGTGACAGATGAAGAAGCGTGGATAATATTCCATAAATTATCGAGCGAAGCAAGTGGTGCAGAGACGAAGAGTAATGTTCATGCAAAAGAAGAGTTTGCCAAATTCAATTTTAGCGAAGACGATATAAAAGAGCTGACAAAGCAAATAGAAAGATATAGGAGTTACTGGTTAGAGCACCATTTAGGAAATCGAGGCAGATAACTGTAAATATTTACCAACCATCAATATTCGGTGGTTGGTATTTTTTTACGCATTTTTAAGGAGAAGAGGTGAAGAAATGAAGAAAATAGCGGTAGCTGCTATGAAGAAACAGATTCCGAAGAGGCCTGTAACATATACACCAACCAATAGAGCAGATTGTCCGGTTTGCGGTGAAACAGTTAGAGGAATAGACAAGCCTTATGGAAAATATTGCGGTTGGTGCGGTCAGAGATTGGATTGGAGTGATGAACAGTGAAAAGAAGTACAGACACACGCTGGAGTCCTGCGGAAATCCAGCAGAACCAAAAAGAACATTATGCTGATATGGCAGAACATCCGCCGGATCGGAAGGCAAGCGAGAAGTTTCATCGACCAGCATACCAGGCAGGAAAGTTGATCGAAGCACAGGGGCAGCAGTTGTGGCATGGAGATGTTACTGGATATATAGCCAGAAAATACAAGATAGGGAGTGATACCGTTGGAGACAATGACGAAGGAGAGACTGGAAGCATACCGGAATAATAAGACAGAGATATTATCCTTGGACTATATTCTTAATAACAGGTGGCAATCAGAAACCATGTTGGGAAATGATGTGATCTTAGATTACAGTAAGGGATATCCAATGCCGCAGAGCATAGTTGGTTTTGACCAAGAAAAATATGAGCGGTTACAAGAACGTGATCTGAAGAGAAAAGAGCGTCTTGAGAAGGAATGTGAAGAGGTGGAGCATTATGTTGAAGGAATCAAAGATGCGCAGCTACACAACATCTTCAGGATGTATTATATTGATGGTGTCAATGCAGTGAATCAGACAGAGGTAGCGAAGATGATTCATCTTGAGAGAAGTACGATAAGTAAGAAAATCGACAGATATCTTCAACTTTCACACAAATCACATGAATCACATATATAATAATACTTGAGCCAAAGGCTGAATTCCTGCGGCTCGTCCTTCCGTATATAGAACTTGAAAGGCACCTGATAGAATTGGGTGTCCTTTTTGTATAACGTTATAGAATATTGCTATTAGATGTTTAAATGAAAAGAATATGATTGACATATTCAAAATAAAAACATATAATGTAACTACAAAATAGTTGCAAAAGAGGTGAGAGCCTAAAATAATGAGTAAACTGGATAAAGCGAAAGAAAGAATATTATCAAAGCCTAAAGACTATACTTATACTGAGGCAAGATATTTACTTAGCAAACTGGGATTTAAAGAATTTAATAAGGGGAAGACATCCGGGTCAAGGGTACGATTTTATCGGGAAAGTGATAAAAAAGTAATATTATTACATAAACCACATCCAGAAGATGAAATGGATGCTGGAGCAGTAAAAGATTTGGTTGGATTTTTAAAAGAATTGGGTGAGGTGTAATGAAAAACAATGTGCTTGAATACAAGGGGTATCATGCGAAAATAGAGTTTGATACGGAAACATATACACTGCGTGGAAAAATTGAAGGTATAAATGATTTGGTCAATTTTGAAAGTAGAGATGGCTTAAAAATTGAAAAAGAATTTCATGATGCAGTGGATGACTATTTAGAGTTTTGTGAAGAGGTTGGGAAAAATCCGGACAAAGAATATAGAGGGGTATTTAATGTTCGAATAAATCCAGAATTGCATAAAAAATTAGCGTTGAAAGCATATGCAAATGGAGATTCCTTAAATGCTACAGTTGAGAAAGCAATTCAAGAATATTTAACAGAGTATTCGGAAACAAATATCCAGTTGGAAAAGACGATTAAAATATTATCAAGTATGTTAGAAACAAAGGGATTATATAATAGAGGGAAAAATATTCCAATAGAAAATGAATCAAAAATTATTCCATTTTTTAATAAAGCAACAAATGTGAATATGCAATATAAACAAGAGGAGAGAGTGAAGTAAATGATTGAAAATTTATCAGAGTATTTTTTGCCAGAGCATGAATTTTATTTGCAGAGTATTTCTTATAATAGGACTGAGAAGGCGATAGAAGGAGAAGAACACTCTTTGAATTGTATTGATAATATTAAGGCAGATGTAGATGGAAATGCAAGTGTAAGAGTGACAGTTACGAGAGCTTTACATTTTGATCATAATGAATTCTTTGATTTAACAGTTACTTTTGGAGCTATTTTACAGTTTGATCCGGCCAAAAAAAATGAATATAAATGGCATGAAATAAATATGGCAGAGGAGTTTAGAAAAAACGGTGAATTTGTAACTAGTAATTTAATGTCAAGAATATCGCTATTAATCGCACAAATAACATCTTCTTTTGGGCAAATGCCGCTAGTTTTACAGCCAAGTGTAGTGAAATAAATGTGAATAAAGTGAAACCTATTTTAAGCACCCTCCGGGGTGCTTTTCTAATACCCAAAATCTTGGACCATTAGTTCAGTGGTAGAACATTCGCCTCATAAGCGAAATGTCGTAGGTTCGATTCCTACATGGTCCATGAAATAAACTAGAACAGAGGTGACGACAATGGCAGCAGGAAACCCCAGGAGTGCAAATGGAAACCTTCGAAGAAAGCACAGGGCAAGACTAAAAGCAATCGGTGCAGAGTGCGGGATCTGCAGGGGCAGGATGGGACCAATCCATTATGATGAGCCGAGTGACAGCAAGCATCCGCTATCCTTTGTGATTGATGAGATCAGACCAGTGTCCAGATGGCGAGAGTTTGGTTATAGTTCCAGGGAGGCAGCAGCACAGGACTGGAACAACCTTCAGGCGGCGCACTACTGTTGCAATGCAATGAAAAGCAATAAAACATTGCAAGAACTGGAGCAGAGACAAAAGACACAAAAAGCGAACATTCTGGATGGAAACTGGTAAAGAAAACAGGGGTGGGGAGGGATCCCCGCCAGGCGCCGAAGGCGACCACCGCCGTCCAGCGCCGATTTACACACAGGAAAATTTTTGAAAGGTGAATTTAGATGGGAAGAGCTAAGAAAATGGCAACTGTAACAAGCGAGGGAAGCCGCTTGGAACGCTTGGAAAATTTAGCACTGATTCTCGCAAAACAGATTGATATATGCGCGAAAGATGTTGTTGATGGTCCAAAGACAATGCCACAGCTCTCCAGGCAATACAGAGAAACAATCAAAGAAATTGAAGAAATAAAAGGAATGGAGAAAGACGATGACGAAATCGGAGAAATCCTGTCGGCACGAAAAGCTGATGGGAAGCCAGACACCGTCCGATAGAATTGTTCCGTATTATGCTTATACGGATGGCCCTGATGCGGTAAAAGTGCTTGCGGTCGGGAAACTGATTGTGGATCCGTGGCAGAGTGAAGTGCTGAATGATTGGATGGGGCGTACAGAGGATGATGTTTGGTCAGCGCCGACATGTGGCTTATCTGTTCCAAGACAGAACGGGAAAACACTGGATACTTCCGGGCGGATTGCATCCGGAATGATCCTGTATGCAGAATGGGTTATATACACAGCTCATCTGCAGAAAACTGCAACAGAAACTTTTATGGAATTGCGCGGCTTGTTTGAAAGCAGAGGACTCCGTAAGTATGTAAAAGAAATTAAGGCGGCACTCGGAAGAGAACAGATTATTCTAAAAAATGGTGGAAGAGTAGTATTTGTTGCCAGAACCAGGAATGGAGGTCGAGGACTGCACGGTGATTGTCTTGTGTTCGATGAGGCACAGGAACTTACAAGCGAACAACAGGCTTCATTCCTGCCGGCAATATCAGCATCCAGAAATCCACAGACGATTTATTTGGGAACACCACCGGATGAGAATTGCACAGGTACAGTATTTCGGAAAATCAGAAAACGGGCAACAGAAGGCGAGAGCAAATCCACGGCCTGGACAGAATATTCCGTGAAAGAGATTGGAGATGTTACTGATCGTCGGAGATGGGCGGAGTGCAATCCGGCATTAGGGCGCAGAATGACAGAAACAACCATAGCTGCAGAGTGTGAGCAGATGGATGCGGACACATTTGCAAGAGAGCGTCTTGGCTGGTGGTCGCCAATCAATAATGATCAGGATTACGCAATTGATAAGAAGAAATGGGAAGCGTGTGCTTCAGAAAAAGAAAAGCCGGAAGGGAAAACTGCTTATGGCGTAAAGTTTTCTTCTGATGGTTCGGCGGTAGCATTATGCGGAGCTGTTTGTCCGGAGGTAGGGGAAGCGAGAATTTCGCTGATCGAGCTAAAAGCAACTGACAGAGGAATCCAGTGGCTTGCAGACTGGTTGAATCAGAGATATAAGATGGCGAGCTGTGTGGTGATCGATGGAAGAAATGGAGTTGACTTCTTGATAGAGAAGATAACACCGGTGTGGAAATATAAGCAGTCAATTGTTCGACCGGCAGCAAAAGAAGTGATAGCAGCGGCGAGTCAGCTATCACAGGAAATCAATGAACAGACTGTAACATGGTATAAATACCAAGAAATACTGAATGAGTCGGCAATTACGTCTGTAAAAAGACCGATTTCCGGTGGCTGGGGATTTGGTGGAGAAAACTCGATCCCGATTGAAGCAGCAGCACTTGCACTTTGGGGATGCAGAACATCGAAACGAAATCCGAACAGAAAGATGAGGATAGGATAATGGAGTTAAATTTTGGAAGAGTAGAAGGATTACCACCGGAAGAACAACAGTGGCTTCAAGAATTGAAATACATATATGATTATCACAGAAGTGCGAATAGGAAAAAGCGTCGTTATTATAACGGAAAAGTCACTCTGAATGAAGTGAATCTTGGGATTGCATTGCCAGCAGGTCTTGGAAAACTTGAGATTGGATGTGCCTGGGGAGCAAAAACCGTTGATGTACTTGCGGGAAGATCGATGTTTGATGGGTTTGTTACAGAAAATGGAACGAAGTCAGAAGATATGGATCAGATTATGAAAAGGAATCATTTGATAGCGGAATACAATAAAGCGGTCAAAGAAGAACTGAAATACGGTTGTGCATTTGCGGCGGTATCCGGAGAGGAAGATGATGCAAGAGTACGGTTTTACTCTCCGCATTGTGCTGCAGCTTCGTGGAATGCACACGAAGGACGCATCCGATATGGATTTGCCTTTGAAGATGCGCGAAGAGACGAGTCGGATGTTACATGGTCTCCGGAACATGTAAATTTCTATACAGACACAGATATCTGGGAGTTGGATCGAATTGGAGGTACATGGTACGCTACGCAGAATCCCCATGATTTCGGAGAGCCCCTTATGGTGGCTCTGATCTGGGACGCAACAAACGATAAACCATTTGGTCAGTCAAGGCTAAAAGAGCCGGTCCGCAGACTAATCCAGGGATATGTAAGAACAGTCGCAAATGCAACGATTGGACTGGAATTTGCCACTTCTCCACAGAAATATCTGCTCGGGGTGTCAGATGAACAATATGATATGCTGATTGATAATAAATTCAAACAGTATGTTGGAAGTATTCTCTACAGTACCAATAATCCGGAGACTGGGGAAAAGCCGAATTTCGGGCAACTTTCGCAGGGAAATATTGAACCACATGTTCAGATGCTCCGGATGCTTGCTACACAGTATTCAGCGGCAACAGGATTGGCAGTTACGGATGTTGGTGTGATAAATGATGCAAATCCGACTTCCAGTGAAGCAATTATTGCACAGTCACAGACCTTGATCCTTATGGCAGAACAGTTGAATAAATCAAATGGTGATGCATTGTATCGGATTGGACGGATGGCACTTGCAATTGAACTTGGAACGATTCCGGATGAGCTTCCGGAAGAAACACATGAGCTGATTGCACATTTTAAGAATCCGGCAATGCCAAGCGTGGCATCTACTACAGATGCAGCACTCAAAATTGCGACAGCACGACAAGGATTTGCACAGACAGATATTTTCCTTGAAATGATTGGTTTTGATCAGGCGGATATCCGGCGAATCAGGGCACAGGAGCAGAGAGCAAAAGGAGATGCTATCTTGACGGAGGAATTTGGAAATGCAGATAACGGAGAAGGCGTGGGTGGAATACATAACGAAGATGTCACAGATTAGTCAGAAAGCAGCGGATCTGATGCAGTCCTGGGTTCAAAAGAATGGACTGGAAAATGATAAAGCACTTTTGGACTACACCTATGCACTGTCACAACACTATGGACAGGCTATCGGTGCATTATCGTGCCAGATGTATGAAGCGACAGCGGCAGCACAGGGAGTAATAGTCCCTACGGCAGAAGTAGCAGATCTTCCGGACTATGGGGAAGTGGCGAAAGCGGTAAAGGGGACACAAAAAAAGTCACCAAACAATATTCCAGGAACGATCGCAAGGCTGGTAAAACAGGTGGGTGCAGACACAACACTGAAAAATGCGGAGCGTGATGGTGCGCAATTTGCCTGGGTGCCTCATGGAGACACCTGTGCATTCTGTATTACACTTGCATCCAGAGGATGGCAATACATGTCAAAGAAAGCCATGCGAAATGGTCATGCAGAGCACATTCATGCGCATTGCGATTGTGAATATGCAGTCAGGTTTGACGGGAAGAGTACAGTGGCTGGTTATGATCCGGATAAGTACCTAGAAGAGTATAACAATGCTGGTGGTGATATCAATGCCATGCGGAGGATTCGGTACAAGGAAAATAAGGAGGCTATTAACGCGAGAAAACGAGAATTGTATGCGAAAAGGAAGGCAAAAACTATTGAAAAGACTCCCCGTTCTGCTATAATGGAATCAGATTTAGGAATGTTTAAACAAAAACTTCGCAGTGATGGCAATATGGACAAAGAATATTACGACTGTCTAAAGGATAAATTTTCACATGGTACAGACGATGCCAAACGACTATTCACAAAATATGCTTCGGGTGATAGCATTGAAAATGCTGTGTATGAAAATACGGCTCACTATAATACTAAAACGAAAAAGATATCCATGAATTATGGCGCGGATTTAAAGAATCCACGTGGAGCTGGAGCTACATGGTTCCATGAACACGGTCATTTAGTTGATGATTTAGCTGGAAATCTATCAGATGATAAGAATTTTATTCAGTTACTGGAAAGTGATTCGTTGTCATATCGTATAGCATATGGTAAAGCACATCATTTGGGTACTTTTGATAAAGTTGATAAAGCCATTAGCGAAGAACTTGGAGATATGCGAAAAGATTCGGCAATATCAGATCTTTTTGATGGTGTAACACAAGGCAATATAATTGGATGTGCATCACATCCGAAGGAATATTGGAAAAACCGGGACAATGTTACATCTGAGGCTTTTGCACATATGTTTGAAGCACAGTTTGATAAAAAAAGATATGAACAAATGAAAAAATATTTTCCAAATGCATTGGAATATTTTGAAAAAAAGATGAAGGAGGCGTTGTAAATGAATGTTCTGAACCCAAAGTTTGAAAAAGCGCATAAGGATTTTGTACTTCATTTTGGATATTGTCCTCAGATTCCGAATGAAATCGATTTTGATCAGTCTAAATATGCGGATGATCTATTGAAAAGTGTAGCCGATAATTATGATTACACAATTGAAAAATATGGTACGCAAGTGCCTAAAAAGTATCCTAAACCGAAAATAATAATTGATTAACATCATTTGAGTGCGGACTATAAAATAACAAGAACAGTAGATACCACTGATCAGAAATGGTTGGTGGTATTTTTATGTCTATTTTTAAGAAAGAGAGAATAAAAAAATGAAAAAAGCAATGCTGAGTCAGCCAATGGCTGGAAAGACTGATGAAGAAATCGTAGCAACAAGAGAGAAAGCAATTAAGATTCTTGAAGAAAAAGGATATGAAGTTGTGAATACTCTTTTTACAGATGAATGGTACAGCAATGAATCTATGAAAGAACGTGGAGTAGTTCAGATTCCATTGTGTTTTCTTGCTAAGTCCTTAGAAAATATGTCTTTGTGTCATGCAGCGTACTTCTGCAAAGGTTGGGAGAATGCAAGAGGATGTAAGATTGAGCATGATGCTGCGGTTGCTTATGGTTTGGATATTATTTATGAGGAGTAGAAAATTATGAAAGATTATATAGAAGTGAATGAAGCGAAATGCGATGAAGCACACAACTGTATGTGTACAAAAGAAGTTGATGGAAAGACATATTGCCGTGGATGCGGAAATGTTCAGCCAGAACAGGAGGATTAATCATGATTATCACAGGAATGGATCACTTTCAGAGTGTATGCAAAAAGAAACTTGTAGAATGGTACAACAATAATGGAGAAGCGGATACTCCACAAACACCACCGATCGACTTAAGTAACGTATTTATCGTTTGGTCATGCAAGACATTACAGAATTACAAGTGCCTTGCATCAACTAACGTCAATGGAGATGGCATCTATGCGGAGTACACATATAATGGTGATAAACAGGAGTTGTATGAAGATGTGTATGGGAAATTAACTAATACATGTCACGTAAAAGAATAAATGGATAATTCTAGCACGCAGAAATGCGTGTTATTTTTATGGCAACACGTGCCTTAAACGTGGCAACTAAAAACACTCAAATCAGGAGGGAAACAAGATGGCAGATGACAAAACATTCACTCAGGCAGAAATGGATTCAATCATAGAGGGACGCCTTGCGAGAGAAAGACAGAAATATGCAGATTATGATGACCTGAAAGAAAAGGCAAGTAAGTACGATGAGTACCAGGCACAGAATAAAACGGAACTTCAGAAGGAAAAAGAAAAGTCCGATGCTCTTCAGGCAAAATTAAGCGCACTTGAAAAGAAAGACACTGTGAGACAGGTAAGAGAAAAAACAGCAAAAGACACTGGTGTACCGGTAGAATTACTGACAGGGAAAGATGAGGAAACCTGTAAAAAACAGGCAGAAGCGATTATGAAATTTGCGAAGCCAAAGAGTTATCCGGGAACTAAGGGAAACAGGAAAAAGACAACAGAGTATAACACAACGGATGATGCAATGAGAGAATTTGCACATCAGATTTTTGGTAAAGGAGAATAAAGAATATGGCAGCACTCATTAGTTCAGATTTTGAAATTCCGGCAGAGATTTCGCAGGGGATTTTTGAAAAAGCACAGAAAGGATCTACTCTGGCGCAGTTATCCGGAGCAAGACCGCAGAAATTTGGAAAGCAGCAGGTGTGGGTACTTACATCGCCACCGAAAGCAGAACTCGTAGGAGAGGCAGGGCAGAAATCGCCAACCCCAACTGCATATGCTTCTAAAACAGTAAATCCGTTCAAACTGCAGGTTACCATGAGATTTTCGCAGGAAGTACAGTGGGCAGACGAAGATGTACAGATCGGCGTACTGCAGGATCTGGCGTCAAATGCGTCAATCGCACTTGGAAGAGCATTGGATCTTGTTGGAATTCACAAAATCAATCCGCTTACAGGAACGGTATCAAGCCTTGTAAAAGAAGGGCTGGTTGACACGAAACAGAGTGTGCAGCTTGCAGGCACAAAGTATGATGAAGCAATCGAGGCGGCAGCAGGAATGATCATCTCATCTGGCTATGTACCGAGTGGTATTGCAATGGATCCAACACTTTCCTTTGGCCTTTCCACTATGAGGGATGCGGATGGAAGAAAGATTTATCCGGAAATTGGATTCGGACAGAATCTTACAAATTTTTCTGGAATGACTGCGGCAGTATCTGATACAGTTTCGGCAAAAAATGAAATCACACCAGATACGAAGTTACTTGGAATCGTAGGACAGTTTGATGCGTTTAGATGGGGAGTACAGAGATCCATTGGCGCTCACTTGATCGAATACGGTGATCCGGATGGACTTGGAGATCTGCAGAGACAGAATCAGATCGCAATTCGTGCAGAAATTGTATATGGAATTGGAATCATGGATCAGGCAGCATTTACAAAGATCGTGAAGGCGGAAGGGTAATATGAAATATTTATACAAACAAACTGGAATTGTAGTGGAGTCTGACGATGTGTTAGACTCCACAATGTTTAAGCCGATTATTGAAGAAAAAACCGAGGATTTGATCGAGGATAGCGAAACAGAAACAGGAGTTGCAGAAGCTGAAAATACAGAAGAACCTGTGGATGAGCTCGAAGAACCGACAGAAGACTCAGAGATTCCAGATATAGAAGAACCAGTCGAAGCAAAGAAAGAGGCATCAGCTAAGAACACCAGAAAGAGAACACAAACAGCGAAAAAGTAGGGTGATACAATGGCATACGCATCAATTGAGGATGTTTGGAAACGAAAAGGAACAGATATTCCGGATACAGATTATGTAACGGCACTTTTGGATGATGCAGCGATCATCATTGATGCATATAACCGCAATGCTACAGACGAGGCAAAGAAATTAGTGTCATGTAATATGGTTATCCGGACACTCGGAAGCAGAGAGGAAGGTGTACCTATTGGAACGACACAGACAACTACGACAGCAATGGTATATTCGCAGACCTGGACAAATGCAAATGGAAGCGGCGAATTGTATCTGACTAAATTGGATAAGAAAATCCTTGGTGTCGGGAATCGAATTGGCTATTTTAATCCATATTCTAGCTTAATACAGACGGAGGAAGAAGCATGATCAAAGGAATCACGGTAACGCTCTATGAGAAAAAAGAAACAGGAACAGATCCGTTTGGATATCCTGTTTACGAAGAAATGCCGGTTGATGTAGAAAATGTATTGGTAGCTCCGTCCACAACCACCGAAGTTCTTGATGTGCTGAATATCACTGGGAAAAAAGCAGTGTATGATATTGCAATTCCAAAAGGTGATGATCATACGTGGAAAGACTGCCGCGTTGATTTTTTTGGAGAGTCATGGAGGGTGTTTGGGCTGCCAAAGCAAGGAATTGATGAAAATGTTCCGGGAAGATGGAATCAGAGATGGATGGTGGAGCGATATGAGTAAGGTAAAAATTGAACTCAATCGTGCAGGAGTCCGTGAACTGATGAAATCACCGGAAATGCAGGCAATCCTTGTAGAGCATGCGAATAAGATAGCCAGTGCATCAGAAACCGAAGCGTATGTAGCACAGACACGTGCGGTTGTGAAAGTCTGCGGAGATGATGGTAATAATGGATTATTAAAGGCGGTTGGAAAGCATGGTGGAAAAAATCGTTAAGGATTATCTGCAGTCCAGTCTTGGAATACCGGTTAGACTGGAAGAGGATAAGCTGACAAATGAATATGTATTGATTGAAAAGACTGGATCAAGCAAAAAGGACCATATCAGTACGGCAACCATTGCTATTCAGTCTTATTCAGTGTCGCTATATGGTGCGGCATCGCTCAACGAGCGGGTAAAAGAAGCAATGGAAAAAATAATAGAAAGAAACGATATCAGCAAGTGTGAACTTAACAGCGACTATAACTATACAGATACTGCAAGGAAGAGATATAGGTATCAAGCAGTATTTGATATCGTGTATTTTTAGGAGGGATAAGATGTCAGATGTAAAAAATGTAAGTACAGGAAAGCCGAAAGTCGGCGGTGCCATTTTTAGAGCACCACTCGGCACGGTACTGCCAACGGATGCAACTACAGCATTGAACGAGGCTTTTAAAACACTCGGATATTGTTCAGAAGATGGGCTGACAAACTCCAACAGTCCGGAATCAGACAATAAAAAAGCATGGGGTGGAGATGTAGTATTAACCATGCAGACAAGCAAAGAAGACACATTCAAGATGACTTTTATCGAATCGCTGAATGTGGAAGTCCTGAAAAGTGTTTACGGCGATAAAAACGTTTCCGGAACGCTGAAAGAAGGTATTACTGTAAAAGCAAATGCAAACGAAGCGGAACAGAGCAGCTGGGTTATTGATGTGATCTTGAAAAAAGCGGTAAAACGTATCGTAATTCCGTGCGCAAGCATTACGGAAATCGGAGATATTGTATACAAAGACGATGATTCTATCGGATACGAAACAACACTTTCAGCCGTTCCTGATGCAGAAGGACAGACACACTATGAGTATATTAAGGGGAGCGAATAATGACAGGAAAAACAACTAGCGGATTTGAGTACGAAATCGACGGAGAATCATTAGATGATTATGAGCTTTTGGAAGATTTGTGCGAGTTGGATAATGGAAATACAGCAAAAACAACCAGTGTATTAAATCGTCTTCTCGGAAAAGAGCAGAAGGATCGCTTAAAAGAGCATTTGAGAACAGAAAACGGAAGAGTTCCAGCATCAAAAATGATGATCGAAATCGGAGAAATCTTCAACAGCGTAAAAGAAGGAAAAAACTCTTAATCCTCGCCTACATGCTTAATCTTGACAAGGACGCACTCTTGTGTGACCTTGCAGAAACATATCATATCTATGATTACAAGTCGTTACCGTGCAAAATGGTAGCGACTTTTTCTTGTGGGCTGAGGGATAATTCAAGAATCAAAATGAAAATAGCGGGAATGAATCCGATATCAGAACAAATTCTCATGGCGGCTATCGCAGATGGAACACGGATGACTGCATGGCTACAGTCAAAAGACGGAACCACGGGAGAAAACAGACCTAAGTCCTTACTCGGAATGCTAATTGGCGATGATTCAGAACCAGATAAGGATATTCGTACATTTGCTTCTGGAGAAGAATTTGACCGAGAATGGAAGAGATTAACAGGAGAGGAGGAATAAGATGGCAACGGAACTTGCAAAGGCATATGTGCAGATCATACCTTCCGCACAAGGCATCAGTGGAAAAATACAACAGGCGATAGAACCGGAGGCAGAAGTGGCCGGAACCTCTTTTGGCGGAAAACTTGTCAGTACAATCAAAAATGTGATTGCGACTGCAGCTATCGGTAAAGCGCTTGTATCGACAATCAATGAGGGTGCGGCAATCGAACAGAGCATGGGCGGAATTGAAACGTTGTTTAAGGAATCAGCGGAAAAGATGCATCAAAACGCTATCAATGCGTATAAAACAGCAGGATTATCTGCAAATGCCTATATGGAGCAGTCGACCTCGTTTGCGGCATCTCTGTTAAGCTCGCTTGGAAATAATACGTCAAAAGCCGCTGATATAGCTGATATGGCAATGACGGACATGTCAGACAACGTAAATAAAATGGGAACCAACATGGAAGACATCACAAATGCGTATCAGGGATTCGCAAAGCAGAATTATACGATGCTGGACAACCTAAAGCTCGGCTATGGCGGAACAAAAGGGGAGATGCAAAGGCTCCTTGATAAAGCGCAGGAACTCAGTGGAGTAGAATACAACATCGATAATCTGGCAGACGTCTACAGTGCGATTCATGTGATCCAGGGAGAGCTTGGAATTACAGGAACGACAGCTATAGAAGCGGAAGGGACAATATCTGGTTCGTTTAATATGATGAAAGCGTCTGCGACTAATTTCTTGGCATCCTTAACTGGTGTAAAAGATGGAAACGGAAATGCGATTCTTTCGGTGGAGGATTCCTTAAACGATCTTGTGAATTCTGCGGTTTCTTTTGCGTCAAATGTCATTCCGGCAATAGGCAGCGTAATGACATCACTACCGAAAGCTATAGTACAGGCGATGCAAACCTATGGTCCGCAAGCAATAGTGGCAGCGCAAGAAATGCTGGCGAATTTGTTGACATACATACCAAGTATGCTGACGAGTTTTACAACGGTTGGCGTTGAGCTGCTTAATCAAATATCGAGCGGACTTACATCTGGAATACCGACATTTTGCGCACAGTTTCTTCCAATGCTTGTGACGATTTCGGAAAATTTGAGAGCAAACGCCGGACAACTGATAGATGCCGGACTTAACCTGATTGAAAATCTGGCTCAAGGAATAGCAAATTCTCTGCCGACATTAATTGCAACCGTACCGCAGATCATCACAAATATTGCCGGAATCATCAATGACAACATGCCGAAAATCCTTTCAACAGGGATAGAAATTCTCATAACGCTGACAAAAGGAATCATAAATGCAATTCCGACATTGATCGCAAATCTTCCAAAGATATTTACGGCAGCAGAAAGCGTATTGAGTGCGATGAACTGGCTTGGAGTTGGAAAGAATCTCATGAATCTCCTTGTTAACGGAGTAAAAGCACTAGTACATTTACCTGGACAAATCATTAAAGGAGCGTTCAACACGGCTAAGCAAATGATCACGACAGGCTTTTCGTGGGGAAGCGTTGGGCGCAATATCATACACGGAATTGCAAACGGACTAAGTGCGGCTGGACATATGTTGTGGGACACTGTAAAAGGAATTCTCGGAAGCTTCAAGGACAATGTACTCAGTTTCTTTGGAATCCACTCTCCGTCACGTTGGGGTGCGTTTGTCGGAAAAATGATTGATGCAGGAGTCGCGAATGGATTGATTGATAATACATCGCTTGTATCGAATGCGGCTCTTGAATTACAGAATTCAGTGAAAAAGCCAATCGAAGCAACAGCAGATCTTACGGTTAGAAGTAATGCTTTAGCAGAAAATGAAAAAAATACACTTGCACAGAAACTGGAACTTTTGATTGAATATTTAAGAAATAATGCAAGAACAAAAGATAGTATTGTGATTAATCTCAATGACAGAGAAGTGGCAAGGGCTTTGAAAGAATTGGGGGTTGTATTCGCTTGATAGAAGTCAGATATATAAGTTCAAATAAAAAAGAATATAACCTAATTGGAGATAAAATGCGGCCGACAGACGGGAGTTTTCATTCGTATGAGTGGACTCCAGAAGTGATTGAACGTAAAGTCGGAGAAACAGTAACAGGATTCACAAAAGCATCAAAGATATATCAGATTACGCTTACCATACGCGGAAAATTAGAAGATAGGAAAGCACTAATAGATGACATCACTGATGCATTTGAACATGATGTAATAAACGTATCACCAGGAAGAATATATTTCGGAGATTGGTATATTGACTGCTTCATAAAAGACAAAACTACGGGAATATCAGGAACATGGAACAACTGGACGGAACTTCAGATAGGAATATATTGCCCATATCCATCATGGATAACCGAATGTAAGCGTTCATTCCAGAAAATTATTAACGGATCAGGCGAGTCAGAAGAGTTTTTGGATTATGAGCATGATTACGGTTACGATTACACTATGCCATACGGCGGTGATGTGATCTGGCAGGTTGACCATTATGCGCCATGCGAGTATGAGATGATTATATACGGCCCCTGCGTGGATCCACGCGTTGTGATAAATGGACATATTTATCAAGTATACGCGACTCTGGACGAGAATGATTATCTGAAGATCAATAGCCGTGAAAATTCCGTTGTGCAATATCTGGCCAACGGAACGCAGCGAGATCTATATGATTACCGGGTAAAGATAACGGGATCACTGTTCGATCCAATCAAGCCGGGGAATGTCCGAGTGGTGTGGTCAGGGGAATTCGGGTTCGATCTAACACTATTCTGCGAAAGGAGTGAGCCAAGATGGAAGATCCAAGGCAGTTAATTCTTGCAGATCAGAACCTGCGCGACATCAAGCCGGTGATGAATGCGGACATCGACTTTGCTGTCGGATCGGATGAGAATGACTACGAAATTAAAATCCGGCGCGATCGGTGGGATAAGCGGTATACATACGGAAATATATTCTACATTAAAAATACAGAGTTCGGAGGGATTATCGGAAGAAAAAAGATAAACACGGAGAAGGACACGATATCACTGTATGGCCGGACATGGCGCGGGAAATTGGATAAGAAGATTATCCGGCCGCCGGAAGGACAGGATTACCGGAAAGTATCAGGGGAGTTGAATGCAGTGCTGAATACGATTGTTACGGAGCAGTTCAATGACTATTTTGTCGTATCGCAGAACGACACCGGAGTGAGTGTGACGAATTTCCAGTTCGATCGATACTGTACTTTGTTGACAGGGATCATAAAGATGCTGAAAAGTGTTGGATATAAGTTACATATCGAATACATTCAGCAGGAACGCGGCCAGCCTGGGTATGTAGAGCTGTCTGCCGTACCGATCGTGGACTACTCAGACGCAAAAGAACTGTCGCAGGATAGCCGGTTGAACTTCGTGTTCGATGAAATGAAAAACGGAGTTAACCACCTGATCTGCCTGGGAAAAGGGGAACTTCAGGACAGGCAGGTAATTGACCTGTATGTCGGCCTAAACGGTAGTATCGGAACCACGCAGTATTATACCGGTATTAAGGAGGTCACCGATACATACAAGGATACATCCTCTGAGAGTGACGAACTGGAAGAGAAAGGACGGGAAAAACTGCGGGAACTAATGAATAAGACATCGTTTAGCATGGATGTCGAGAGCTTGGGCATAGAGGTAGAGATCGGAGATATAGTAGGCGGCCGCGATTATGTAACGGGCATGTATGCGGCCAAGCCAATCGCAAAGAAGATCTATAAAGTAGAGGGTGGAAAAACCTCTCTTGAATACGAAATAGAAGGAGATGATAGTTA